CAGCGGTAGCCATGAGGTTGTTCGCGCTTGTACCTGCGATTACACCTTGGTTGATGTAGTTGATCCGCTGCGCTCGCGCTGCCTCAGCCTGACGTACGGCGTTAGAACTGATGGTCAACTTGTCAATTTCCTTGATTAAGTCCATGCTGGCGGTGACCTCACGCGCACTGCCGACACCACCCTGAATGCCTCGCGCGGCCATCGAAGCGGTAGCAGATGCTCGCTTCTGACCTGCGCCCATTGTGTACTGACCAACAGCCTGTTGACCTGCAAGCAATGTCTGCTGCGCTTGCGACTCTGCGCTGCGAGCGTTGATCGCTGACATCTGCGCTTGGAACCGTTGGTTCTGCGCCTGCATCTTGAGTTGCGTCTTCTGACTCTCAGCCGCGTAGAACGAACCGATGGCACTGTTGACAGCACCGAAGATTGACACGATCGAACCGCCCATCATCAACGCTTCGCCGCTCGTCCAACTTGTGCCGGCTGCACCGCCCATAGCAGGCAGTGTTGACCCGCCTGTGCTGTACCCGGCTGGGGTTGGTGATGAACCAAGGATGTTCATCAGACTGCTTGACGATGCTGCGTATGCGAATGAACTCATGTCTTTCTCCTAGTTAACTGCCGACAACAACCTCTGTGGTAATACCGACAACTGTCAACGGAAGTGGGTCAGACTGACGCATGTAAATCTGTCCTGACTGTGCCCAGGTCGGGGTCATCAACACGCTTACTTCGTCTGACTTGAGTGATGGCGGCGAGCCGTACGGCTCAAAGGTGCGCTGCTTTGCTTCTGTCAACTTGTTCTCGTCAGGCCCGATGAAGATGCCCGACGATTGAAACACACGAATCCACGCCTGGTTGACGTTCTTGACTCGACCCTGCCCGAACGCCTCGATGTTGATAGCAACCGGGAGGGTTTGCAGGTCGCTGTTGTAAGGCAACCCAACTTGGATCTTGACGCATGACCGGGACAAGACAGCCACTCCACCCGTCACTACCGCTTGCGGCATTACAGCACCATCACCAAGGATGCTGACCGTCTTACCCTCTAAATGCGTCAACCCACCCACGCTGTCACGCGCAAACCCCCACGCAGCGGTCGGAGTTGCCCGGAGAGCGACAGGAAGGACTTTGTCCACCTTGGCGGTCGCGGTTGTGGCAAACCCCGTAGCGAGGATTCTGAGGCGGTACTTGTTGCCGAGCGCATCTGTCAACACAATGGCATCGCCGACATCGGTTGTCGATGGGAATGCGGAGAATATGCCTGTCGATGCGGTAATCGTCAGCGTGTCTGCCGGCCCCCAGGTTGTGCCGCCCGTGATGGTCACGGTGGTCGCGCCCGTGTTGTTGCCGTCGTAGGTCAGCCCCGAGTCCACGAAGAATGAGTCCTCAAGGGTCGTGATCTGCCTTGTCTCCATGCGCTCGATGTACCGCACCGAGTTGCCGTTGACAGTCCTGCGAACGATGACATATAAGGCATCCTCAATCCCCTCTGCCACAACGCAGCAAGACTCAAAGATGCCGTCGGTTTCATGCTGATGCCATGCCCCGATTTGCTGTTCGGGAATGTAGGTCAGTCCAAGCAGTTTGCCAGTTGATGAAACAAACCACAGCAGTGGCTGTGGACTCTTGGCAAAGCACATGTCAGATATTGTGTAGTTGTCGAACAGGTGTGCTGATCGAATTGACAGATCACCAGTAACGAATCCGCTCGACTGCCATGAATAGCCAAGTTCACGAACATGGCCGCCGCGAGCCGCGCAATACACCATGCTGTTGTTGATGATTTCTGGCTGGACATTGTTTGCGCCGACATACGACTGGGGACGAACAGACACGGTTGTTGGTGTAATCGCGTCCGAGTTGATTGGACTGACTCGCCACTCTGCTGCACTTGTCAACAGCAGCAACTGATTCAACGGGACAACATGGCGAATGGTGTTTGCCTCACGGGCAGCAACACGGATGTTGACACGATCATCGTCCTTGACCGGCAGCGAGTAAGACATGTCGCTTTCCGTACCGGAGCGGGTCATCCACATGGTCTGAGGCTCGTTGTTCGTGCCTGCAAACACGCGCCGCTGCTCAAAGTAACTCACGGCCTGTGGGTAATTATCTGTTGACGCAAACACCGTGTCAACAATCGGAGGCGTTGTCCCCATGTCGGGTGCAATGTTGTCATCGGTAAACGCATTGGTCGAAGTTTGTCCGATATAACCATACAGTCCGCTTTGACGCTTGTAGATGTTGTATCGCAACGCACCGGGAACTGCTGTCCATGTCAGGTCATTCGACGCGCCCGTCACATTCAGGTTGTTGTCAATGTTTCCTGGTGAAGACGCAATGCTTTCGTCTAGACCGTTGGAAGCAATTGATGTAATGACATAGTAGTTGTCAATGTCTTGCGACTGGTTGGCGTACTGAATACTTCCACCGCCTGTGTAAACACCAACAGGCGGGTTTGTACTATCAAATAGAACCCCGGTTGCGTAATCCTGCACTTCCAACTTTGTCGAAGGTGTTGATTTATGGACAATCCAAAAACCATTTGCCTCTGTCATTCCAAGAACACCGCTAATTTCAATTGGATCGCCGTCAGATAAATTGTGGTCTGACGCTGTTGTGATAACCGCAATAGCAGCGTTTGTGATCCCGGTAATGTTCATGGATCGACCGCGAATAGCCGTCACCGTTGGAGCGGCTGGCGCAGGAATCGGCGACGCAAACAAGATCGTTGACAACACCCAGGTCGTTGCACCCAATCGGCGCAACTCGCGAGGCGCGTAGTTGGGGTGAACGATGGTCAGCACATCGCCTGACTGCACATAGTGAATGCCAAACAGGTCAGCCTCTTGGTATGGGGTTGGGATCTCATACGCCGTAGTTGGTACGAGATACCAAAAGGCTGCGTTTGGTGGAGCCGTTGCAAGCGGAACAGCAGCCGTTGCGTAGTACACCGATCCTGCACTCGACACAAGCGCACCAACTGCGTATGTCAATGCGGCGTTATAAGCAGCCGGCGTTCCAACTTGCAAGGTCGCTGCGTTCGTGTGAAACCGAATGTAACCATTGCCAAACTCCAACACCATCGTTTGCGTGGTGCTGTAGGTGAACGGGATGATTCGCGTCTTCTTGGTGCTGTCCTTGACTTCTTTGACAAAGCGAGTACCGGGACGGTTCTCTGCTGGCCCTTGCGGGGTGGCAATGAAATTGAGCAACTTCGCCGCGCCAGTCTGAAACTTGACATCGTCAAGACGACCGAACATCTCGGGTGACAACTCGCCGCCGGCGAAGGAACGGAAGAATGTACGCGTTGTTGGCATGTTTATCTCCCGGCTGACCAAGGAACAATGTGTTCAACCTTGATGTTTCGCATGTTCGCATCCGAAGAACGCGCTTGTGACAAATATCCCGCCATCATTTGCATGCAACGCTTTGCCTCTGCTGCACCAATGTCACCCTTGACAATCGGGCCTGCAAGCAAGGAAGCCAACTTCCACGACAGCGTCATCACAAAGAGCGGTGTAAACCTAGTTGGGTCGGACACAAGCGATTGATACCGAAGCATCGCGTTCTCTTGGTTCGTGTAAATCACGCTGTTCCCAAGGTCATCAGCCTCAACGCAATATTGCTGCGGCACATACTGACCACCCACCACCACCGGGGCGTAGTTGTTGCCGAATCCAGGCGAATCGGTGAATATGAACTGCGACGAATAGTCGGCATTTGCGTTCGGTGGCAGCACAGACACGATGGTCATGCAGTCACCTGGTGCGGCGTAGGCGTACTTCCACTCAGGCCACAGGTTGGTGACGAGTGCAAGATTGACACGTTTAGAACCGAAGTTCCAATTGTGCATCTGCAACAGCGAGTCACGGGCAATTGGGTAGAAGCGGCTGCACAAGGACGCTTGCACGGACGCTTCGGGCGGGTCAATACTTGAGATTGAAGCCTCATCCCCGATGTGTGATAGAGCAAGGTTGCAGATGTCAACTTCCGATGCCATAGAAACCTCCTAGAAACAAGGGGGAGTCGCGGTTGCCCAACGACTCCCCCATTGCATCAATCAAATCAAAGAATCACTCCTCACCAGTGTCATCAACTTCAACGCGTTTGCCCTTGGTCTTCCACTTCCTTCCGGAAGCATCAACCGTAGGCTCGCCGTTGCCAACGCCCCTGACCAATTCCAGGCACTCGTTGGAGTCACCGTTGTATTCAAAGACATCACCTTCCTCGCGGATTGAGTTGTCAACGAAACACTTCACTAACGCTTTGTACATTGGCATGGGTGATTCCTAATTAAGCAACAGTGAATCCGGAGGCGTAGAACTTCTTGCCATCTTGCGGATTGAGGGTGATGTAACCACAGTAGGAACCGGCAGACGCCGTTCCAATGACGATGTAGCGCAACCCAAGATAACGAGCAGCCTTTGACGACTCGGTGGTTGCGTTGTATCGCAGAATTGGGTTAAGAGAAATCGTGTGAACCGAACCAACAGTGAGCGCAGCAATTGGAATTGCTCCGGTTGATCCGCCAACAATAACACCAGTGGTCAATGCAGTGTCGGTTGCGTAAATCGCATCCCACTGCACTGAGGTAGCACCAGTCACGGCAGCGACGATGTGAATCATGAAGAACAGTTCTTCACCTTCACCGATATCGCGAGCAATACCCAAATCAATTGCATCGGTTGACACTGCGGTCGCGGCCGCAGAAGTCAAGAGAGCAAGTCCGGTCATCGAACCAGTTGCGGGAACAGTTCCTGCAACAACTGAGAGTTGATCAATCATCATTGTGGTAATTCCTTTCTAGGAAGTAAATTTAGGAGACAACGGCTTCGGTGTTGAGCAAGCAGTCAACGCGACGGATCGGAATACCTTGGAACGACAGGTAATTACGAGCAGTACCGAACTGCGACAGTGCTGGCTGAACAGCCAATGCTGCTTGTGAACGGTCAAGGGACTGAACTGCCAAACCACTGTGAACGGTACGGTTCATGTAGAACGCTGCACGACCCGAATCAAGATTCGGAATCTTGTACATTGCACGCATCATCAACTTGGTGAGTTGAGTTCCGGCAGACGCAGCCTGCGTACCAGTGCCAGCAACGATGTCAGCAACCAACAGGTTTGGGATGCGGACAACGTAACGCCAGTCCTTGACAACAAGACCGCTCTTCCACTGGTATCGGGTTGCGTAAGCCTGCATGCGGTTTACACCGTCATACACGGTCTGTTCGCCGAGGTCTTCGTGAACAAGTCCTGCCTTGGAACCCTTAGGGAACGGGCAGTACACGGTGTTGTCGCCCCACACAACGAGGTACACCGAGGTGTTCAGTGCGCCGGACGATGCACCACCAGAGATGATGTTCGTGCCGTTGCCTGCTGAGGTGGAGGAGTAGCGAGTTGCAAGACCAAGGAACTGCTTTGGATCTGTGGCAGGGTTGCCATAGAACATGGTCGTTGCTTGGGTCTGGTTCATTGCTTCAAGGAATGCGTTGTCTTCGGACAGACGGAACTGAGCCGTGTTGCCGTTGAGCATTGCAAGATCCTTGTCAACTTCCGAACGAGCCTCAAGCATGCCGCATGCTTCGTCAACTTGAGCGGTCGTTGACTTGCTGTTTGGGATGCCCTGGTTGAGGGAACGCCAATAGGCGGTTGGAAGACCAGTACGAACTACCACGCGGTCGCCGGTCGGCAGGTTGCCTTCCTTGAACACGCAGTCTTCGAGGATCTCGTTAGATTGCGAGAGAAGTTCAGCCACAAGTGCGACTCGACCTTCTGGGTCAGTGCGCTTCGCCCAGTCGGCGAGTGTCAGGTTGTTGTTACTGTTTGTGATTACTGCCATGAGAGTAGTTCCTTATAAATTAGGACTGTTTGGGATAAAGAAAGGCCGCTTGGCTGGCGAAGTCGCGTGGTTGTGCCTGTGTAGGGGCAGCACCATTTGCCTGTCCAACATAGCGATCTTGTGCAATAGACTTGCCTGCCCTGAACATAAACCGGATGAACTCCGGGTGATTGCCCAAGCCAGACTCGTTAAGTAGTGACCGTAGTTCCGGTGTCCCGAACTGATCGAGTGCCTTCTTCGCTGTTGACAAATTCTCTGTCAACTTGTCGCCACCAAATTCCTTGTCGGAGCGTGACGACTCAATCCACTGATTGCGTAGGCCTTCAATCTGTTGGGCTTGACGCTCCGCCATCTTCGGAGCCATCTTGTCAAGTACCTTCTGTGCAGCGTCTTGGGTCAGGTTCAATTCCTTTGCAACCTCTGAGAATGCGGTCAGCACCTCAGCGTCAAATTCCTTGCCTTCTGTAGCCTTGAATTCGTACTTTTCAGGTGCGCCTGCTGGCTCGTCACCCTTTGGTGCTTCAGTTTCGACAGCCTTGGTTGCATCCGCAACTTGCTGTTCCTGTCCTTCAGTCGCCTTGCCACCATAAAGCGCGTCAGCAATGCTGATTTCGCTCTTGGGTGCTGACTCAACAGCAGCACTGCTATTGGTTGTTGGTGCTGCTGCTGTCGTTGTTAGTGTGTCTGTCATTGTTGTTCTGTTCCTTCACCATCGTTGGGTACAACTCGGGGCAAAGCGTGTGGATCATGTCGAGCGTCCGTAAGCCAAAGTTCCGGTTACCTTCTGCAAAGGACATTGTCATTGCATTGGTATTGAAACTAAGCCTAAACACACCTGCCTGATCCAGTAGCCGCCACAAGAATCGACGGCCACGCTTGCTGCTCATAAGCCACTTAATATCCGATTCCTCGGCATCTCTGGTCAGTTTGTCGCGCAGATCGCGTTCCGCTTTCGTGCGCTCTTGACCTTTGATGTCGAGCGGGTCGTAGTTGCTCATTGGATAAAGTTAACTCTGTCAACTGCCCATACGGGTACTACCGTAAAGCATTGACGCAATATATTGTGACCGATCAACACCGCTCAATTCAATGTCAGTAATTTGCAATTCAACCGACATGTCTTTGCCTTCAAATGTGTCTGAAGAACTGATTGCCTTCACAAAGACCTTAGCCTGAACCATCATTTCAGTTCCAATTTCAGGAAGCGTGGTCATGCGTAGTCGTTCAAGTTGGTCTGATTCCAACTTAAACACCAAACACTCGGGATACATTGGTTCGTCAAGTTCCAATTGACCAGGCATTTCCTCGCGCTCAGGCTGCTTTTGCATGTTAATGAGTGGCATATTGCTCCTTAAACCTGTGAAGGTGATGGTGACCCGTACCCCGAGAATTGATTCATGACATCCATAAGTGCGTTGCTATTACCACTAGTTGGTGACGCTGCCAAGTTCTTGGCAACTTCGCTTTCCTGTTGCATCGCGGCAACTTGTTCCTTTGCAGCCATTGCCTGCGCTCGCGCCTGACGGATTACGGCAACTTGCTTGTCAGCCACAATGAGTGACGGATCAACACCGAGCATGTCGCTGTATGAATCAGCCCATTGGTCAGCGTCGAACTTGTCAAGGACATCAGGCTTGAACGACGCGACTTGACCGAGGTTCCCAACGAATCTGTCAACGCTGTTCGTGCCGATGGCTCGTTGAGCCTGTGCAAGCATTGACACAAACTCAACCGACAAGTCCATGCCCTGTAGTTCGGGCGGTGCTGGCGGGACAATGCCGGCTCGAACCATGTTGGTGAATGTGATGTCAATGAGCGGGTCAAGCAGTTCGTTGTGCAAACGCTCAAGCACAGGCCCAAGCATCAGCAACTTCTCCTCATGCCGTTCTGCCACTTCGGTCGCTGTCATGCGGGTGTCGGTGGCATTGGCAAGCATCAGGAACAAGTCAGCGTAGAACGCACCACGAACGCGCTCGCGGACATCTTGGATGTCGCCGAGCAGGTGCTGTAGGTTGAGGTTGACTTCAAATGCAGTCTTGATACCGGAGTTGACACCGTCCACGAAAGTGATGCCACCAGGCAGCATCTCAACATCGCGGTTCTTCATGTTCGCCGGGACTTGCAGTGGCGGTTTCGTCTGGTAGTCAATGACCTGCGCCTTGCGAAACTGCTCATGCTGCAACTGCTTGATGT